GTGCCCTAAGCTCTCGGTGCTACGGCCACCACGACCGCTGTACCCCTTGGTACTCAGTACTCACCCTTCGCACAGGGTGGATCGATGTCTCGTCTCGATCGAACGGCGCGACTTTAACGTGGAGATTTTGCGTCCACGGAGCCCTTTTCGCAACAGAGGGGTGACATCCAGACCATGCTCAAGTCTGGACCCTCTGAATCGTGTCACAGGCGCTTATACGATAGTTTAACCCAACATGGCGCGGTCATCAACCGACTTAGGGGCCATCATCAGCAAGTTAGTCTGCAACCTTAGTCAAAATTACGTCCGTATTTGTCCAAGAGCCCATGGTACCACCGGTAAGGGTGATCTCGAAACTCGTTGGCAAAGTAGAATCCGTGACGGTAAAACCGAACACAGCGAAAGCTGGCGATTGTGAAGTTCCTGATCCCGTAAACACTCGTGTAGTGCCATCAACATCAATGGCGAACGACGTCGCATTGGTGAGCAACCGATCAAAGGTTACACCAGTTGTGACTACGCCCATCATGACGGTGACGACATAAGACCCACGGCTGCCCGAGGGAATGCGAAGTTTGTTGTTGGCGGTGCGTTCTAGTGCAATATTGCCACTAGTGACAATGTTACCACCAAAGATGTCGGTGTTCGTCGGCGTGTAAGCCGTCAAATTAGCATACTTGGTGCGAGAAGTTACGTTACTGCTCACCACCGGTTTCTTCAACTCAACTTCATATGTGACCCAAAGGTCACCGAGTGTATTGTCTGTTGCCAGTTGTCCCTGTGTGCACAGGTGTGTGACGCCCAAGTCATAAAACAACTGGTTGTCACTGCTGGGGAGATTACCCGTGCGCACGTATTGTACATTGAATGGATTCTCCGCAGGATCACATTCAATCGGATGAGCGAATGTTTCGCTCGGTACCGCCTCACCAGACCAGTACTCATTGAGCAACTCAGCTTTGGAGGATGGCGCTGAGTCGTTCGAGCGGTATGAGGTTTGCATCATCACAGAGCCCAACGAGGGGCTAGTCCCCGAAATAGCGTTACCGCTGGTGGGGATGTAATGAAAGACGATACCCTTGAATCGGTACTCCTGAAAGCTTGAGGCAATGGTGGACAACCACGGAAAGGTGTCACTATTGCCGGGGTTAAGTTGGAATGACTTTTGGACTGTGAATGACTGCGTACTCCGCACCGTGTGAATGAACTCACGATGACGGATCACCACAGTTTGGCCGTCCTTATGCATCATAGGGATGCCGGTACTAGCCTTACTCACAATCGAGTTGGTTCCCACAGAATAGTCACCAAACCCAAGCCATTTGGACACCGCAGCGCCCAAGCTATTCCCCGCCGCACTACCTGCGGCCGGCATGCCCACATAGGAGCCCAATGTGGACCCGCCGAGCCCCCCCAATGATCGGAGGAGTTTCCCAACGGTTCCAGGCTGTCTAGCCGCAACTTGCGGCCGACTGGTGCTCTTCTTCAGAGCCACCTTCACTTGCTTCTTCGTTTTAGCCATGTCTACTTCGATTGTCGGTCAAAATATTACAGGTGCCGCAAGAACGCTGGCGGCGCGTTCGAGACCAACCCGACAGTCACGTCACAATCTACGATTCCACCGATTGTGACTTTGCGATAGTAGTCCTCAACGGCCATCTGGTAGTCCGGGGGGACTCCGAAAGCCTTATAGAAGCTCACACGCGCCTCAGGTGTGATTACACTTTCAGCACGCATACCTGTACCGCGCTCAATCATGCTCGTGTTGCGGAACACAGCACTCTTGAAGCGTTGTCCGGCGCCAACTCCATTGCGCCAGAAGCATCCGTAGAAGTCTTGGAGTATCGGGCAGCCAGGCACCGTGGCCAACCCACACTCTCCCACTGCTCCAAGCCACTTCCGCCAAACCTTGTCGTTCTGGATCGGCATCAGGCACATCGGGTCTTTCTGCAGACACGTGCGCACATTGCGAACCATAGTCCAGCCGACACCCAAGTGGACGGGATGTGACTGGCAAAACTCAATTTCTTCAAACTCGGTGACGGGCTTTTCTACGGTCATGCGGAATCCGTAGCGCTCAAAGAACGCCGGTACAGCTTCCAGGACCATCTGCAAGTTCTCCTGTTCCATAATAAGAACACAGTCATCGCCATTGTTGGCTAACTCAGCTTCGATACCCAACTCAGCACACATGGCCCAAATGAGCGCACACATGATGATGCAGTTCCCCAGAGACGTGTTAAGGTCTCCGGAGCACCGCGTGCCGGGCACACGGAACGTCACAGTTCCATCGCCACAGTAAGCCTTACCACGATTGTAGAGCTGCCAGGACAACAATCTCCGCAACTCGAAAGTCTTAAAGACATTGTTGTAGAACTGGTGCTCGAACCGCAGCGCATTAACACTGACGTGCATATCGAATTTGGACGCATCTAGTCCGACAGCGACCGGCCGTTTAAACCGATCCCATTTCTTCCGAAGTACCCCGGCGGCTTCGGTAGAATTCAATCCCTTGATCACGGTGTGTGGCGTATGGCCACCCCACATTCTATTGATTCCCTTATAATACAACTTTTCAGCACATTTTAAGTACTTTCCCAGGACTAAGTTGTATCTCGGTGATCGCGGGTTGATAATTCGAGGAGCTTTAAGCAGACATTGCTTTTCAAATTTAGTGAAAGGTCGGAGCTCTGCATCTTTACGACACAGGCCCTGTCGATTAAGGCTGCGCAGCGCATTCGCGTACACGTTCCGCTTGGCACCAGTGTATCGATTTACAACCTGCGGTAACGATAACACGGTGGCATCGGGCTTCACGTGCGAGACTACACCCTCCAAAAATGCGTTGAGGGCCTTCGTCTTCCATGACGCTTCCTTAGTTTCGAGTGGTGGTAGGTACTGGTCCCCAATCTTCACTAACAGGTAACGCTCAACTAGGGCTTGCTCCACCGAGCTCACCTCATTGTTGTAAACACCCAGATCATGATCTGAGCCCATCCGCGTTACATGATGGTACGTTCGAACCTTCGTTGGCATCCCGTTTCGTTTGACCTCAAGGGTCACTCGTCGGTGTGATGGATTTCCTCCCGAGTCGCATAACCAGTACATACTGCTCCGAGGAACACTATGTCGGGTGGAAATACCGAGTTTCCGAATCGGGCACCCCTAGTAGTCGTACTCATACTGAGTACCACTGCCCAGGAGCGCCTTCAGAAACGCCGACTTGGAAATGGCCTTGGCACG